AAGAGGAGTGGTCTGGGACTTTTCACGGATCACGTTTTTGAAGATAGGTGACTCATATTTGTTACAAAGTGCAACGTAAGATGACTCCTTGCATGTCTGGATAAATTTTGATTGATGATCAGGGTTGTCAGGGATACATACAAATCGAAGTGTAGTTTTTGAAGGTACAGCCTGTACCTCACCTAATTTGTTAGGGAGAGGGATTGGGTCATCTCTACTAATGATACCTCGATGTACAAGTACATGCTGAAATGCCCGTACAATATCATTCTGGAATCGTTCTGAGTGACCTATCACTGACACTACATGACCTTCACCTGATGAGAGGCAGTGGTTATAGATATAGTCAATTGCTGCAAATGGATTAAAATCCTCTTTAGAGTAAGTACGTCTTACCTTACCAATGATGTTGCTAATACGTGTATCTTCATTAATTTCTTGTGACATGGTGTCTCCTAATTGTAAATTGAAACCACACTGAAGTGGTCATGACTTAAGTCCTCTGGCAGATTCTGCTGGAACTCTGTTGTTATTGTTATTAAATCTGTCCCCGAATCAAGGATACCTTCTGCAGCAAGTACAGACAATACCTCTTGAACATGCTCTGGCTTACTGCTTCCATAGTTGCAGTACTGGCTATACTCAAAGGATGCTTGATTGTACTTCAGAAGCCCGTATAGGCTCATACAGAGGATTCTAGACAGAAGCAAACTCTTTGTATAGGTAAATGGTTTAAGTCTCTTGCAGACGCTCTTAGACACATCCCCTATTAGTTGCTTGGAGAGTTTGTGCGTAGGAAGTATGCTCCATTGTAGATCTATAAGCATTTCCTCTACAGAGAGTACCTGCCTACCTCCATTAAGGTTCTAATAGTCAGGATCTCTTACAGCATCATGACTCAATATGTATGATTGTTCTACATTGCAAAGCTCTGACATTGAACCTGAGACTGTTTTCAGTATCTCCTTCTTGAAGTAAGATCTGCCCACTCTTTTTATCAACCACTTCAAAACTGCAGAGCTTCCTAAGTAGTTATCATCACACTTAGTGTCTAGTCCTATGTACTTGACATATTCGAAATCTGGATGAGTACATGTGGTAGGGTATATCTGGGCTTTGCTGAAGTAACTATTCTTACTCATCCTTTTTAACCCTTTTAAATGACTCTTCAGGATCGTAATCCTTGGCAATTGTGCCGTCTGGATTTCTCCACACACCCTTCTCATCTAGTGATGGTCTGTTTTTCCACTTCCAATTAGGGATATGCTTATGTACAGTCACTAACTTCTTCTTCTCAGGACACCACACACGCTCTCTTTCAGGCTTAGGGGAGTCACGTTTCTTCACCCTAACAACCTTCCACCCTTGCAGGGAACGAAGCGGTATTTCCGTCTCAGGACACTCACCTATCTTAGTAAGTACCAGTCTTCGTAAAAGTATGTAACTTAGTCCTGAAAACTTAGCCATTTCCGAGGGTGAACCTGAGAATCTACGAGAAGGATCTTTAGGAGCTTTACCCCCTTCATAATCCTTTATGAAAAGTACCTTCCAATACCGCATCTTCCTATCACCTTCCTTAGAGACCCTCGCCTTCTTAGGAGGTGTTGGTGGTTGGTAGTACTTCTCATACTCTTCATCCGACATCTTCCTCCAACCTGTTCTGGTTTTCTTCCTGTGACCATCTAGTATTAAGTAAATGGCTCTGCGAGAAATACCTACAACATCTACCGCACCTGCTATTGATCCATAATAAATAGTCGGCTCTGGTTTTGTATCCTTAATAAAACCTATGTGCCTAATCTTGGACATACTTCCTCCTTGTTACAACTTACTCACACCCTTGTTGTAACTTTGAAGAAAGTCTTCAATCACTGCAGATGTTAATCGTTTCTTCTGGTCACTACTCATGTGATTCATATTTTTAGCACCATAAATGCATCCATGTATGATGTCAATCTGCTGCTTTACAAGTCCTTCCATTTCATCTGAAGATATCTCTTCTAAGATGTATTTACGTAAAAGCTTAACTTGCTTCTTCATTGCCTTTTTATCAGGAACTCTTCCTGTGCCAACTAACACAGTACCAATTGCATATAATGATGCGATCTGTTGTGTTTTTACTGATACAGCTAACTCATTAGTTTCTTTTAAATTATCTTTCATTTCTTATCCTCTTTATTGTTTTTTAACCAAATTCCATCCTCGGAGAAAACTATCTATCATTTTAGTTGTATAGCCTTTTCTAGAAAGCTTCCTCCATATGGAAGACTCCGATGTATCTTTGTTGAAATCACTTGTGGGAGAGTAATAAAGTTTCATACTGAATTACTCCACAAGCCTTGTTATTACGTTTAAACCCCTCTGCATTTTAAAATAAAGTTTCATACTAAAACAAAATAAGCGCAATAATAGCGCTCATTTAAAGTAATAAAGGATCATACTGGTAATTATCCTTTTTACAAATTTACATAGTGACAAGCTTGACTGACACCTGCTATTTCCCATTCATTTTTGCACTTGCTACACATACCAACAACAACACCGTTAGGATCTGTGTCTTGAATTTCACCTGTTTCTGAAACTTGACCATTTTCATCAACTTCGAATTCAATCATACCAGCCTGCAATTCTTGCAAAATAGAAGGTAAAGCCCCACACTTCGGGCATAATCTGGACATAAATTAAACCTGAGGTTCTTCATTCAAAATAAGTAGTGCATCATCACTCATTGTTACATGAAGTTTACCATCTAATTTTACTTTTAAATCGTCAGGTATCTTTCGCCACTTCGGTAACAAAGGCCCTTCGCCTTCCATAACTGCAATCGGCTCATTTCGTTCAGTAGCTCCATAAATATAACCATTATCACTTAGCCACTTTCTAGCCTGATTACTAGCGTCGTGAATTTCGCCATTACCTTTGAATATTTTTTCAAACATTTCTCTTCTCCTTCTAATTAAGTAACATTATAACTATAATAGACGTGACTAGTCACCATTGCAAGATGTCATTGTATTTTATTCAATCTTTTTTCTAGTGATGCTTGAGCATGACTTTTTACTGATTTTTCATCATCATCATGCACACGTATGTTAATTTGCTTAATATTAAGCTCCTTCTCACGCTCTCTCTGCTCTTTTTTTCGTTCGGCTGCTGATTTAGCCATAATTTAAAACAAACCTTAATTGTGAGTAGTCACACATTACATTTTTAAAACGCTAATTATAATTTTTATAAGGACTTTTAATAAAAATCTACCCAATGAGTATAGAATTTTCGAAAAATTCGAGTGAATTAATGAATAAACAGTATGATGCTACATTACTGGGTATGACACTTTATTACTCAGTATGAAACTTTATTACTCAAACACAGCACTCACACCTGCAGTCCTAATGATGCATTCTCTTGATCAATCATAATCTCTAAGGTGTCCGCTTCAACCTTGTCGAATCGGAATTGCTTCAGTATTGGGAATCGCAAGCTGAAAGTCTCTCTACCATTCTTGTCTGTGGTTCTTTTGTTATATTCAATTGTAACAATCTCTCCTATCAGGTCTTCAAAACGGAATTCAGGATCTTTTACAAACTTACCACCCTCATCTTTAAGTGCAATTGGGTTGCCTTTTGAATCTTCACCTTCTACAAGGATACCTCTGTCATGGAATGAGAATCCTGAACCTGTCTTGGCCTTGACCCTTCCACAAGCTGACTCTATAAGCAGTCCACCAAGTACATTCTCAAACTCCCCGCCTTCCTTGCCTAATTCGTAGCCAGTGACTACAAACTCAGATAAATGCCTTTCTTTAATTTTCAGACAATCTGAAACACGAGCACTCTTCCATACATTGTCGATAGATTTAAGAACAACACCTTCGTTACCAGACTCTACAATCTCTCGGTACTTTCGGTATACGTTTTCTAGATCTGATTCGTACCAAGTATTTACTAGTTGGACACTGGGAGATCCATTTAAAGCATCTAAGCCTCTTTTTAGACACTCTAGTCTCTGATCATAAGGTGTGTCATCTTCAAAAGAGATGTCCCATACAAGGTAAGTTAGTGTATCTAACTCTTTCTCAGTTGCAGTTCCTTTGATACACTTATTAAGTATACCAGATGCCTTCGATGGGTTGTGTACACCATTCTCAATAACAGTAAACTCCCCATCAAG